AGCCACTTGAGTGCTGTTGATCGTGAGTACCTTGTGTCGGGGATTACTGACGACGAATGGCAGCGCATGTTTAATAACGAGGATGAGCGCAGCATCGAGGCTGACTGAAGATGGTGAGGTGCGAGGGAAGGCTGGTCATCCACTAGGTGGACCGAAGACTCCGCTGAAGAGTAGACCTAGCCAACCCTCGACTATCATTAGCTCTGTTCAGAGCCGCCGACATACCTAAGATAATACCTCCGATGCCCAGTTTCAAGGCACTTTGTGTCGCAGGTATATAGCGCAACCTAGAGTATAACATAGCACAACCATGAATTGTGGGTACAGCTATAGATAAAGAGAAGACAGGGGTGGCGACGCACCACATATGTTACCCTTGATAAGAGACAATAGATCGACAGACCTTGCTATGTTTGACTGGCTGATGAGGCTGATCAGACGTAGACTTGTGTGCTTAGACTTAGCTTCGGTGAGTACAATGATCTCCCACGTTGTAGTTGCTTTGAGGCTTAAGCACACGGTCTGTCGTTCTATTGTGTCTAAGTCTGACGTCAGTACATCTCCCGCGAACAGCTAGAGATAAAGACAAAGACGACGCAGTGACTAGAGATGACGTGAGTTTACGTGAGTTGCTCGGACATCTTGGGCATCTGAGAAATCGAAGCAGGTAGTTGCTTCCGCTAGTATGATTGTTTGTCGATATAAACCAATGCGTTAGCATAGTATGAGGGACGCCGCGTCTATTCTTGGCGTAATTATATGTCATGTCCCAATCCGTACACGAAAGAATGTTACTTAGCCTGATAAGTTTTCCTAATGGTAATCTAATGTTTCCTACCAGTGAACATAGCCTCATAACCGCGAGGGATATATTATCCCCCTCATCACATATGTAACAATATCAATGACTTAGATCAATGACCTCGCATCGCGGGTCCCCTTTGCCTGCATTCGACCCCCCGTACCCCTGTAATCAATGTCAACTTCAAAAACAGGGGTAAAGGGATCGTTGTTGTTGTTGTTGTTAGACCTCTTCGATCAGGGGTCCCCCACGAAAACATAAGCATCTCTGCCCCCTCGCCCTCGACCTCCAAGAAATGGAGCCACCTATGGCCCTCGAATCCGCCACGTATATCAACGATCTCAACGCAGCGAACCCCGCAGCCACAGATGGCCTCGCCCAAGCCGACGATCACTTTCGTCTGATCAAAGGTGCAGTGAAAGCAACGTTCCCCAACGTAACTGGCGCCATCAACGCCACCCACGGGGCCCTTGACGCCGCCGCCACGTTTGCCGGTGCCATCAGTGCCTCGGCGTTCGAGATCAACGTACTCTCGGGCATATCTACGGGTCTCACGTCTACCGAGTTGTCTGTGCTTGACGGCATCACCGCATCCACAGCCAGCCTTAACCTTGTCGGCACACTGCCCGTCGTGGGCACCCTAGCCGAGGGCAGCGTTGTCGTCGGTAACTCCAGCTCCGTGGCTACTACGCTGCCCATAGGTGCCACAGGCTCTGTCTTGTTGTCGAATGGAACTACCGCCACATGGGCAGTACCAGCCGCGCAGGTATCCGCCGTTCCTGCAATTTCAAAGGGCCAAATCTTAGTTGGCAATGCGTCGTCGGCCTACGCGACTATTTCAGGAACAGAAGGACAAGTCCCTACAGTTACCAGCACCGGCACCGTAGCCTTTGCTGACCCAGCGGTTATTGATGTTGGTGCCGCTGGCGCTGTTGGCACTTATGTTTGGGCCAGAAGAAGAGACTCCCATATGGGTAATAATATAGCTAGTTCTGGACTTGTATATGGCAGTACATATGCAGGTAGCGATCTGAGACCTTCTGGTCTTTCGGTCAGTGCTGCCGTAAATACAGATGCAAAGTATGCAGCAGATACAGGCTCTAACCTTTCGGGTACTTACAGAGCAATGGGCTATGCTTACAACAATACGAGTGGGCATTACGCTATGACATTAATGGTTAGGACAGCATAATGAGCATTACAATCACAGGAGTCCGCAATGCGTCATCTCTCCAATCTGACAATCTTCGTATGGACGTTGAGATTAATCACCCAGATTACAAATGGATACCGTACACGTTAGACCCGTCAGACACAGATATGACAATCAACAATGATGAGGTCATGGCTCTTATAGGTAATAACTTTGCAGCCTACGTCCCGCCTACTCAGGCAGAGCTTGATGCGGAAACAGCGGTACAGGTACGCAATGAACGTGACAATCTTTTAGCTACAGTCGTTGACCCTCTTGTGTCCAACCCTCTCCGCTGGGCTGACCTGACGTCTGACAAACAAACAGAATGGTCTCAGTACAGGACTGACCTATTGGGCGTTCCGCAGCAATCAGGGTTTCCCCACATTATTACATGGCCGGTCGAGCCAACGGAATCGTAGGTGCCGCCATGCCAAATCTTCCTATACGTGGCCTCGGTGTCACAGGGGTAGTCACTGACGTCGAGCCCTTCAACCTCCCCATAAACTCATTCGACAGGGCCCTCAACGTCCGCTTTGCCGACGGAGCAATCTCCCGTTCCCCCGTATTCCGCAGCCTGTTGTCGAGCGTATCCTTTGTACCCGTGCTGGCCCACGGCATCTTCAAGTCGATAGGCTACGACAGTGTCCTCCTTATCTCAGATCAGTTCAAGCTGTATGAGTATTCCAACGGCAATCTGTCAGATCGCTCTGGTGCCATAGGTAACTTGAGTGCCGCTGCCGAGGCTTCCGTTACATGCACTGTGTTGTCGGATGTAACCTACGTGAACCGCGAGGACCGCGTACCCGTGTTTCGCAGCCCGAACGGCACTGACTTTGCCGACCTCACCTTCTGGCCCAACAGCTACCGAGCCAAGGCACTGCGTACTTACGGCGATTTCTTGGTCGCTCTGAACACCACCGAGAGTGGCACCAGCTTTCCCAACCGCGTCCGCTTTAGTGACCTTGCTCTGCCTAACTCGATCCCGACTTCTTGGGATGAGAGCGACCCAACACGTAGCGCAGGCACCAACGACATAATCCAAATGGAGACGCCAATCGTTGATGGCCTGTCGCTGGGAACCAACTTCATCATCTACAGTAACGACCAAGTCTGGCTTATGGAGTTTGTCGGTGGCGCGTTCATCCATAACTTCCGCAAAATCTTCTCAAGCTGCGGCATCATCAGCCAGAACTGCGTAGTCGAAGTTCAAGGCAAGCACTACGTTTTCGATACCGATGACATCTGGAGCCACGACGGCACTACCCGCGAGAGTTTGGTCGATGATCGCATCAGGGCCTACATCTTCGATGCCCTAGACAACTCAGCCACGCACCACTGCTTCACGTATCATAATCACCCGCTGTCCGAGATTTACTTTTGCTATCCAAGCTCCGACGATATGACTACGGATCGCCCAGCCTTTGCTCCTGTCGGTGCCAACAGGGCCGCTGTGTACAACTACCGCTACAATACGTGGTCGTTCATGGATCTCCCCCACGTAGTCTCGGCCACCACAGCTAACATAAACAGCGTTAGAACTTATGATACAACTTCCCTAATCTACGACACTGCCGGTGGTACTTACGCATCTCAGGACGCTGGCTTTGATCGCCACGTAATCATGTCCTCCATTGCGAACAACACCGAGGCCGTCAACGCTACAGGCAGGGCCATCACAGTGCCCAAGTTGTATGGCGTTGATCTCAGCGACAATGGCTCCCTGTCTCAGCCCCTCGATCCCGTTGCCACTGGGCAGCCGTTTGTCGAGCGTACTGGGATTGATTTGGATGAGGTCGAGATACCTCTCAGCGGCTACAAAGTCATAACCAAGATCACGCCACAGGTCGTCACGGCCAACACGGACAAGACCTTTGACTTTACCTTCGGCTCTGCTCCACTTGCCCCTGACGTCCCAAACTATGGGCCCCTTCAGACGCTCGATACTAGCGTAGATTACAAGCTCGATACGAGGCAGGGCGGTAGGTACTTGAGCTACAAGATGACCGTCGGCGACGGTGACAACAAGGACTTTGCCCTAAGCGGCTTTGATCTTGATGTTGTTGTCACTGGCCGTCGCTAGAAACATACATACATACATACTAAAGGACTAAACAAATGTCAGCTATGTCAGACTACCTTGAGAATGAAATCTTGGATTTGATACTTGGAACCGGAGACTTCTCCCTGCCATCAGCCCGCCAGACCGGCGGCGTATATCTTGGCCTGTCTCTCGCCAGCATGGGCGACAATGCCGGTGGCACAGAGCTTTCAGGCAATGGATACACCCGCGTTTTGGTGGCCTTCGACGCTGCCAGCGGTGGCACAACAGACAACACGGCAGTCGTAGATTTCCCCACTTGCACAGGATCTAACTGGGGCGCAGTTGCCTATTGGTCGATTTGGGATGCAGCTACCGGTGGCAATATGCTCCTGCACGGTGCCTTCACCAGTGCAAAGACCATTGAGGTTAACGATGTACTCAGGGTTGCAGCAGGCGACCTCGACATTACTGCCAGTTGAGTTAATTACTTGAGCGCCATGAGCGATTTGTTGGAGCTGCAGTTCCTCGATCACATGCTCGGCGTGTCCTCGTACACAGCTCCCACCTCAGTATATCTTGGCCTGTCTACCGTAAATGGCGGCTTCGGCGAGGCAGGCACAGGGGCTGAGTCCTCTTTGGCTCGTCAGGCAATCACGTTCAGCGCACCAAGCAACTCGTCGATTGTTAACTCAGCCACCGTCGAGTTCCCTCGCCTCACAGGGTCGGCAGAAACTGTGTATGGCTGGGGCGTCTTTGATGCTGAGACTGGAGGTAACCTCCTTTACTACGGCAGCTTCCCCTCCTCTCCGATCAGCTTGAGCACCGGCGATGCCTTTGCCGTCCCTCAAAGCAGTGTTAACATAAGTGCCTCGGGCGTCCTACAGCCCTACGCCTTCAAAGCTTGGCAAAATCACTGCCTTCGGAACACAGCTTGGACAATGCCTACATCGTTGTACCTTGCGCTCGACAGATCAAGCATCACCGTTGGCCCTGCCTCGGCCTCGTTTTCGGTTCTGGGTGGCGGTACTTTCGATGAGCCCAGATGGCACGATTGGAGCACCGGCACAGTCACGCAGAACAACACTGGCACCGCTGATCAGCAGAATGCAAAGCGTCGCGCAGGCGTCATCAATGGATCAGGAGAGACCTTTGGTGGCTACCAGCGTTGTCGTCTCGTCTATGACGCCGCCAGCAACGGATCTGCCAGCTTGGAATACTCAGTGACACGCGACGATGGTCTTTGGTACAACGACCAAGCTCGGGACAGTAACTGGGATAGCACCAACAACCGGCGGCAAAACTGGGGCAAAACAGAGTTACGCAAGTGGACTGACCGCGTCGAGTTCCCCATTGCGGGCAACAGCTACCCCACGGTCGGCGCTGCATCCACGCCACCTTATGGCAGCGGAGTCAGTTACGGCGCTTTGCACTCTTGGCTACAGCGTTTGGCGGCACCGTGTCCACCGGCACTTACACCCCGACATCTGGCAAGCACTACGGCACTATCACCGGCTGGGGCATCTTCGACGCGGAGACCCCACAGACCGGCAATCTGCTGATGCGTGGCACCTTCGCCAGTAACATCGCCGCCACCGACGCGAAAGACGTCGTCCGCATCCCCGCCTCGTCCTTTACAGCGACAGCGGCATAGGAATAAAAACATGGTAAAGCTACTAGATCGCGTTAAGCAATCCGTCGCAGGCACAGCGTCAAGCACGACTTTGGGCGCGGCGGCTGAAGGCTTTCGGACATTCAACACCGCCGGTGCGGCAACGAATGACGTGTGTCGTTATGCTATCGAGGACGACAGTGGCGCTTTCGAGATCGGCACTATCGTCATCAACTCTGCGACAACTGGCACCCGCACTGTCGAGTTATCTAGCAACTCAAACAACGCTCTGACTTTGACCGGCAATGCCGTTATCTTCGAAACGCTGTCAGCGGCACACCTAGAGGCTAACCTCGCACCGCGATGGACAACGACCCCCGCAAGTACGCTTGTCCTTGCAAACGATGGCTCAACTGCTGTGACTTTGACGGGCGTTGCAGTAGACGAGAATTTCCCCGTGCGGTACTCATGGGATGGCTATAATGGCTCCTCTACGATTTATGACGCTGATAGCCTGCCACCCCAGCTTGCCTCGGCCCCGACGATCAATCAATCAACTGGTGTCACGTCGCTCGTCGGTTCATCGTCGGGATCAAATATCGGAACTTATTACCACCGCACACGGGCAACCGATGGGATCAATACGTTATGGTCTACCACTGCGATTACCTTGGCGCCAACTACTCGTATAATAAATAGTATATCTCCCGCTCTACCCACAGGTCAGACAAGTTGGGACTTTGACACCGATGGGTCTGAGATTAATCTAGATGCAGGTGCTACTTATACATTTACCGCAGCCGGACAGTTTGCTGTAGACTTTGAATTATTTGGGGCTGGCGGCGGTTCCACCAACAATGCTTATGGCAGTTACAAAGGTGGCGGCGGTGGCC